CTTGGGCTATACGGATGGTGTAACCCTGCATAATCAAGCCTCTTCTTCGTCATCAAGCCATTCGTTGAGGACTTCCGCCAGTTCTGGCTTTACTTCGGCAGTCGCCTTGGGCTTCGCAGCCCGTTTGACTGGTGCCGCTTCTTCCTCTTCGTCGTCATCGCCGAACGGATTGGCAGTCACAACAGGCGCGGCAATAGCAGCAGGAGCAGGAGCCTTGGCCCCGTCCATCGCAGCAGCCGTAAGCTGGATGTAACGCTGGGTCTCTGAGTCGTCCTGTGCGGCGTCAACCAGACCAGCTTCCAACTCGGTGAGGTGGCGGATGGCTTTGAACTTCAGCTTCGAGGTGTCCGACTCAAGGTCGTACATTACCCGAGTAACGACGGTGTCGAGGTTTTCACCATTGGCCGACAAGAACTTCCGGTAGGCTTCGAACGGATGGTTGTTACCAACGCTCTTACCGAACAGCGAAGTCGCTGCGTAATTCATCTGGTAGACTTCACCCGATGGGTCACCAGCAACAAGGACCGCTACGCGGCGCTTGAAGCGGCAAGCCTTACCCTTACCGTTCTGGCCCGAACCATCGACGTTCTTGGGGCATGCGGCGCAGGAGTCAGACTGCGGAGCGGTAGCCTTGGCGTCCGGCTTGTCACCCAGCCCCGACCAGCAATCAGGCAGCGTGGCTTTTGCGTCTGGGTCATACGCCTTAACGTAGAACTCACGCGACACGTCCTTCATCCAGTCAACGATGATGACATCCAGTTGGTGCGGCACAGCCTTACCAATCTGTTCCCCGCCAACGACACGCTTAAAGGTAGCGGCGTTCGTGGTAGCGATGCGACGGAGGCCAGTGCCACCACCCATCTTGTCTGCGCGGCGCGTCTCACGGCGTACCGTGGGCAGGTCGGAGGCTTCTTCAAAAATTGTAATGTTGCTCATTTGCTTTCTCCTGATTTTATTGCGTACTGGATACGTACCGTACCCCAGAAAATACCTTCGATGAATATCTGCCGAGCGGACTTGTCATCGTTATTTACCGGTGTCAGGTCGGGTTGGGAGATGATGTCCTTAGCCAAAACTAGGAGGAAATTCTTCTCCTCGTCAGATAGCTCTTCCCATGGGCGCTGCCAACAAGCTGGCATACCTTCATCAGACCACTTTTGGGTAGCTTCATGTGCTACCCGCGTAACCGTTTCTATAATATCCATTCTTACTTCTCGCTAGGTTTGCGGACTTGGATGACGTACTTATTATCGACTTGGAGGCCGATGGGAAGAGCGTCCGGATTCTCTTCCAAGAATTGCTTCATGTTACCATTGTGTATGCGCTTTTCCAGCAGATGCACGGCTTCGTTCTTGACGATAAATTCGTTCATCTTTTCCCAATCGGTAGTCCAGTAGCGGGTTTGTACACGCCGCGATACCGTCCCTGCGGGGGTCTTCACGCTATCAAGGTTCTGCGTATTACAGAAGTTCAGAAGTTCACCAGACACAAGGTCCAGCTTCTCCTTGAGTGAGGCTATCTTAGCCTCATGGGCTTCTTCTGCCTCGGCTATGGCTGCGCGCAACTTGCGGTACGCAGACACGAGGTCGTTAATTGGTACTGGTTCTGACATGTTTGCTCCTTCATTTGTGTGCCGGTCCCCACTTAACCTGTCTATTCGGGTCCGCCTTTTTTGTTCAGCGCCATCGCAAGGGGACCGACACAACCTCCTTTTACTCCTTATATTATACAGTGTCAAGTTCTCTACGGTATAAATCAATGATGCGTTCGTGGTTCTCAATGTTCCCACGCAGCATAGAATAAAGACGCGCTTCGACTTCGCTGCCAGTGATATGCACGATGGTCATCGCGTTCTTCTGGCCGGGGCGGTTGATACGGGCGTTCGCCTGTAGGTAGGTCTCAACACTTGTCACCGGGGCATACCAGATGATTGTGTCTGCTGCCGTAAGAGTAAGCCCGTGCGATGCAGCCTGTGGCTGGATGATGAGGACATGCGGGTTCTTCTCGTTCTGGAACCGCGTGACAATGTCGCTGCGCCTGTTGACTGGCACCTTACCGTTGATGACATCGCAGGAGATGCCTTCCTTCTCCAGCTTGGCGCGTAGAAGCTCGATGGTGTGCGTGAACGGCACGAAGACCAGCACCTTACTGGTGGCTTCCTCAATGACTTCCAACACCGTGTTGATGCGGTTGCTGACGTCGAACTCAAGCACCTCACCATTGTCCGTGTAGACCGCGCCTCCGCTAATCTGGAGCAGCTTGTTGATGCGTGTAGCAGCGTTGACCGCGCTGACCTCTTCACCCCCAGCTTCGATTAGCATCTGGCTTTTAAGTTGCTTGTAGTACTTCATCTGCTGCGCGGAGAGCGGCGCTTCACGCTCGGTATGGGTCACCTCGGGTAGGTCGAGGCAGTCCTTCTTTTCAAACCGGATGGCTGGCTGGAGTATGCTATGCACGATATCCTGCGCCTGTGGCTTTGGAACCCATTTGAACTGGGTCACCTTCATCATTACTTGGTCGCGGTACTGACCGTAGAACTTAGGGCAGTTGGGTCCACCAGCCAGCTTGGCTAGGCCATAAGCGTCAAGAGGGGATTGCGCTGCTGGCGTACCAGTAAGCATCCAGATGTGGGGTTCTGTCGCGTTCACAATCTGCTTGAGGATTTTCCAACGGTTGGTCTGCGCGTTCTTGTAGGCGTTAGCCTCGTCAATCACGATAAGGTCGAACCCACCATTGATGATTTGGTCCTTGACGATAGCCACGCCGTCGAAGTTGATGATGACGAACTCGGAGCCAGCGTCGATAATCTTCTCACGCTGTTTGGCGGACCCATGAGCTACGCTGCACGAACGGTGCATAGCGAACTTAAACAAGTCCTGCTGCCACGCTGACTTCATGATTGACAGGGGGCACAACACCAACACGCGCTTCACATCGCCACGGTTCATGAGGTAGTCGGCTGCCCAGATGACGGACGCCGTCTTGCCTGTGCCCTGCTCGTTGAAGCAAAATGCTCTGCGCCGGATGGATAGGAACGAGGCTGTGGTCTTCTGGTGCTCGAACGGGGTGAGCTTACCTGTCCACTCGTAGCTCTTGAGTATGGGCGATGGAGTATCTTCGAAGCCTAGCTTGGCTAAGATTTCGCTCTCGGTGTGCCCCCATTTAACAAGGACACCCTCGGCTGTATCTGCGCTCTTATGTATATTGTCCGTGATGACGGACGAGTCCGCTGCGTTGACCAGCAACGCCTTGTTCTCAATGATTTGCACCAGTTTGCTCCTAGGTGTTTATTTTTTACGTTCGCGCTTACTCGTCTCACTTACAAGGTTACCCTTGGCGTCCCGCTTGAATGAACGGTTGGTAGATTTGCTAACGAGCCGGACACCGTCCTTGATTGAGCCGCCCTTGTCAATGGCTTTCATGTGACCGACGTCTTTACCGTCACCCTTCTTGGCTTTACCAGCCTTCACCATCTTGGCACGGGCTGCATTGCGCTCCGCTCGGTTCTTAATCTGCTCTGGCTTGCCTTGGTACTTCGCGTACTCTGCCTTGTAATCTCTGGCCATTACTTCCTCCGTGGCTTCCAGTGTTCGCAAGCGGTAACGGGGCACCACCCACACAACGGGCTTGTCTTGGCGTTCCATATACCATTATCCATGGCAGCTTCCAACTGGTCTAATTGGTCTTCGAACACCGACATGTATTGGTCCAGCTTCTCGCGCTTGTGGGTCTTCTTTGGGAACTCGTGACTGACCACGTAGGCCAGTGCCGATTTGATAACCTTCAGGTCTGGGTACTTTACGAATAGCGCACCAGCCATAAGGTCAAGCTGCTTCAGGTCTGCGTACTTGGCGTTCTTGCCTGTCTTGTAGTCAACCATCCAAGCGCGTTCGCCGTCGATAATCGCCAAGTCAACGATGCCACGATACCACACGCCCTTGTCGAAGAAGCCGCACGGCTCGAAACCAGTGTCCGTCTTCTTGACGCCCAGCTTCACTTCGGTCAGCTTCTCCCCCGGCTTGGCAGCCAAAGGCTCGACGATGGGTCGCATGTACGCAAACTTCTCAGGTATGGGTGTGCCGTCCTTAACGAACAACTCAGCCGCCTCATGAACAGCGGTCCCATAGACAGCGGCTTCGCCGGGGTCGTCCTTGACGTCCTTCACAACCTTGAGGTGGAAGTACTTCTTCGGACACTGGTCGAAAGTCTTGATGCTGCTATAGGACCACGCTGTCATGTTATCTGGTTTTCCCTTGGAGACGGTCAGCCACTAACGTAGCATATCCGGCTATATCGGTCCAGCTATCGGTATGATTTGGATTACCATTTACAATACGACTTATCTTAGTCGCAATCATATCCAGTGCCTGTAACTGGTCGGGGTACAGGTGCACTTCGTTACGGGCAACCGCATTGTGCATGATGCCCTTAATTCTGATAGCCGTGTCCGAAGACTGCATGAACGAACCATATTGTTCCGCCCTTGCGTCTAACACCTTACCCACTCCACTGACTTCGGGTTCGGGCTTTGGTTTACCCTTACCCTGCGAGGCTGCGAGTGCTACTTCGATAAACACCTCCTCGGAGACACCGACTTCCTCAGGTGTAAAGGATAAGTTTTTATCCATGCTAAGGGTGGTTGTCTTAGCAGCCTTCGCTGCCGCTTTCGCTGCCGCCATCTGCTTCTTAACCGCGTGGATGTAACTTTCGCTTACTGCCATACGGTCTTTGATTTGCGCAGGGGTATAGCCCTGCTTCAACAGTTTCATAATCCCTGCTGCTTTGTTCTTCTTCATGTCGTTTGCTCCTTATTTAAGATTGCCGCCGCTTTTCAAGATGTCCCCATCAAACACATAGGTGCCTGTGTGGGTCAGCCGGATAAACGGGTGAGCGTAGATTTTACCCCCGTGTTTGCGAAACAGTTCGCAAAAGTGGTAATCCTCTGACAATAGCGCCCCGCTCTCGTCGATAGACGTAGCGAAAAACTCATAGGTCAAAGGTTTGGCGTATTCACCAGTCTCTGGGTCTTTGAATGATGATACACGATAGGTTGGAACGTGGGGGATAAGATGCTCGAACACCCCGCGCTTGATGAGCATGAAGCCAGTGCCACCATGGCGGACTTCAATGCAACCCGTCTCATCTGTCTCTTGATGGTCGTTGCCGACC